AGCTACACCGTGACGGGCAAACGACGTCTTTCCTACACCCATAGGACCCTTAAGAGCAATCACATTTCCAACGGAGGTTGGATTTGCGATCCATTGAGCTACAATCTGCATGATCTGTGCCTTAGCAGCGTTCATGCCGTAGACTGCATTATCCATTGTGACCTGAGTATCCGCTAGGAACTTAGAACAACCTGCTCGGTCTTCAGAGAACTTGACTGGAAGAGGAACGACCTTTCCAAATGGAATGCGAAGGAATCCATCTACCCAAGTCTTGAGTTTGTGAACTTCTCCACCATCTACATCCATCTCATTTAGTACATCAATCTTACGAATGACGGTTGCCTTGAGCTGATCTGGAATCGGAAGTTCAAGCACTCTGAATTTATAGGGAACTTCGCCATCAGATACCAACTTTGCAAGACCTTTCATCTTCTCGTTAAGCTTACGCTTCTTAGATTTTGAAAGATCTTCAAAGTAGTCTTCCTCTTCTTCATTGAGAGATAGAGCTGGTTCTTCAGGATCTTCACGACCCTTGCGATGACGTCCTTCACGACGTCCTGGTGACATACCCTTTTCAGGTCTAACATACTTATCCATCAAATGTGCGATGAAATCTTCTTCCTCTTCCTCAGACTCATCGTCACTTCGTTCATCAATGTCTACACGACCCTTACCCTTACCTCCTGCGAACTGGTGGATATGAAGCTTGACTGAGACTTTTGCACCTTTGGGGAGTTTGAGAGTGGATTCTTCTTCATCTTCGGATTCTTCTTCGTCTTCGGATTCGTCTTCGTCTTCCGATTCGTCTTCATCTTCTTCGCTCTCATATTCGGGTTCATCTTCATCTTCAGGTATATAGTCAGAATCATCTTGGTCTTCCTCCTCCTTTTTGGTCTTAAGGGTATCATCGTCTACCCATACGACGGGAGTCTTCCGAGCACGAAAATTGTATCGCTTAGGAGGCATTCTTGATGCTTCCTAATATTAAAAACAAAGTCGTATCCATTTTTAATGGAGGAGATCAGGAAAATTGTGAAAGACCTAGAAACAGAGAACAATCGTGTTGCTGCAAGTGATCCAGGGACTGTCACTAGCCTCGCCGTCGTCAAAAACTTTTTGAAGAATCATCGTGTTCTTTGTTATGGAGGAACTGCAATTAACAATCTATTACCTAAGGAAGATCAATTTTATAATCCAGAAGAAGATGTTCCTGATTATGACTTTTTCAGTAAGACGCCTCAAGCTCATTCAGTGATCATTGCAAATAAACTTAAAGCTGAAGGAATTGCGTCTGTTGAAGTTAAGCCAGGTATGCATTTGGGAACTTTTAAAGTGTTTGCAGACTTCACAGGTGTAGCAGATATCACACAATTAGATGAGGAAATTTTTGATCGTCTTTGGGAACAGGCAGAAACTCGTGATGGAATTCATTATGTTCCTGTCAACTTCTTAAGAATGTCTATGTATCTTGAACTAAGTCGTCCACATGGTGACGTATCTCGTTGGGAAAAGGTCTATTCGCGACTACAGCTTTTAAATAAAGCACATCCTACTACATGTAATAAAAACATCACAAAGCATCGCGAAGAACTTACGGACGAACAACAAAAAGGAGTTCTCAAACTTTTGAAGAATGAGCCTGTTGTTTTGTTGAGTGTAAGTGCTGCTGAAATCCATCTTGATAAAAATTGGACAACTCCTATTGGTCTTTTAGCTGAACGTGAAACGATTGAACGATTAACAAAAGGAGAAAATGTAGAAGTGAATGAAGAGAATGATATTCTTCCGCGTCGAACCTATGTTATGAATTCAGATGGAACAAAATCATTATTTCGATTTTATGAAACAACTGCATGTCACAGCTATCATGAGATGGAAAATGGTGTTCGAGTTGCGAGTATTCCTACAACGCTTCAGTTCTTCTTCGCGTACCTCTATTCAGGGGCACAAGAAGACAATGTTGCTAATGTTCTTTGTATTGCTCAGAGACTGGTAGATATTGCAAAATCTAAGGCTAAACGTCGTTTTGACATTTTGACTCCAAAGGAATGTATTGGTATACAAGAAAGTTTCGTTGAAATGAAACGTAATAAGGCTGAGTTATTTGAACAACTTGGTAAAGATAGATCCTCTAAGAAGTTTTTAGAAAACTTTTTCACATACAATCCAGATGATACAACTTCTAAAAAGAAGGCTAAAACAGCTGTTAAAAAGCTCAAATCTAGTTCCGAAACGAAAGACCAGTGAGAGGTTGATAGGGTAATCCTACGCAAGTTGCACATCCCTCTTTACGTCCTTGAAGAAACTGAATGAACGAATTATATCCAGTTGGAGCACGATTACGGAACGCCGTAGGTGTGCTTGAATTGAACATTTGATACACTCCTTGAACACGAGCACGTGCAGTAATATCTGAAGCATCACGAAGACGCATAGATTGTGCTCCTATAAAAGCAGGTACATCTCCAGAAGCAAGACTATTTTGACCTCCTGCGCTCATTACAACCTAACAAGAATTAAGTTCGTCCAACGTACCATGTCAAATCATAATACTGAGGACCTGAAGGCGGAATAGTTAAATCATCCTTAGGAATATCCGCCGTCAATGCAGCCACTTCGCCTGCTGACAATGACCTAGGTGTGTATTGAAGGTTTGATAAAACACCATCCCATCCTGCTGCTGCATTCGATCCCATTGTGATCACAGCATCATTCTGCTTTGGAAGCTGAAGAAGTGTGTGATGTTGTCGGACTACACCATTAATGTAAATATCCACTGAATCTTGATCGACTACGATTGCAAAGTGAATCCATTTATTTGCAGTAATATTGGAAATCAAGATAGTTTCAGGTGTATCTGCAAATGTTTTAATAACTACCAAAATAGAGTTAGAAGTTGTATCCAAATATAAACCCGGACAATCGTCTTTTGTAAAGATAACTCGTTTTTGCCCATAGTTATACGTAAAATCCTTAACTAGAATCCAACCTGAATAAGTGAATGTAGCACCTTCTTTCTGATTAAATGATCGACTTAGTTTATCCCCTGGTACGGTTTTTAACTCCTTACCTGAAATGGATCCTACTAATAGATCGATAGCGTCTGTTGATTTTTTATAACTAAATACGCGCCAAAGAATCAATCCAATTAATATGACAGCGACAACACCTGCAATAATTGTAAATGTACTCATTACACTTTAGTTAGAAACAAACCTTTTACCACTTAGACGAAGTCCTCCTGCACGTATTGCAAATTCAGTAGCAGGAAGAACAGCACCTCCATTCACCCATATCATTTTTAGCATTGTTTCACAAGTTGTATTTCTCTGCATTTCAGCTGTTCTAGGATGAACAGTTCGACCTCCTAAATTGTAAATATAATGAATTCTAGATGGATCAGATGTATATTCTTTACGAAGATTGCCAGATTGTGCTAAACGAATAGTCCAATCTAAATCTTCTCCTTGAGAAGCATTTTGAAATTTAATTAACTTTCCAAGTTCAGATAACATTACATTGAGATGATTGGGTGGACGCATAAATACATCTCCTTCACACATGGGTTTATCCAAAGTATTCTCTAGACTATGTGTGAATGTATATTGATTCATCTGACCTCGAAGACGACAAACATCATAGTTTCCTTCAATCGTTGCAAGAGCATCTTCAAAATATGCATCTGTTACTAAATCATCATCATCCACAAATGACATGTATTTTCCCTTAACACTCATGAGAAGCTCTTGACGTTTAGTTCCAATCTTCTTTTCACGATTATCAAATGAAAGACGAATTTCAATTTTGAGCGAAGGACAAATACGTTTTCGCATTTCTTCAATGGATTCGAGTAAACTATATAGTTTAGATTCACGGCCTACAATTGTAGGAATCATAATTGTCCAGTCATATTCATAGTTTTTACGTGAAATATAGGTGATTAAATCGGTATACCAAAATGCGTTATTTCTAGCATACAGAGCATCATTTCGTTGTGGAAATCCAGTTCCTGGATGTTCATGTTTTATCAATACATGAGGTAGATAGGTGCACTTAGAAGCTAAAGGACCCTTACATAAATCTGTAAATTCAGTATCACAAAAGAGGCTCTTATACTCAGGATGATATAAATACCCAAATGAGTCATACATTTTTCGTCCCATGATTGAAATTGTATTCAAATTATCACCTTGAGTTCCATCATTTACCCATAAAATACCATCTGTATCGGCAAAATTTGCAATCATATGAGATCGCAGAACATCATCATATCCTTTGACTTGAGGAACCATATCATCGGATACAATTATAACCATTTCCCAAGGCCAATTGATTGATGACATATCCGCGTTAACTGCCTCAATTTTGGTTTTGCTATTACCATAATAAATCTCTGACCAAGCAACAGTGTGTGTTATATTTTTAATAGAATATTGAATATTTGTTTCTGTCATTGTTAAGTCATCCTGATCACATGAAATACAAATTCCAAGGAGATCAGGGCGATTAGCTAATGTTACATATTGATTCAAAACACGTATGAATTGAGCAGGACGCGAACGTGTAGGACATTTAAGAAGAATTTTCATTATCTTTTAGAGAGATGAACTTTGAACAACTTTACCCGATTTATCTTTAATGATGAATGTGTATCCAAAAATACTAAATCCCTTATCTGCTGAACTATCTGATGAAGGCTGAGCAAAAGTAGCACAGTTAGTTCCAAGAGCAAAGAAAGCAGCTGCATCTGTTGGGCCCAACATCTTAGGATATGAGTGAACGTTACAAACTGAACCAGAAAAACCTTGATTTGCTCCAACTAGAATGTCTCCTGCAGCGGGACGTGGAACTCCAGGCAATACACAAGATTTGACTAACTTACCATTGATATAGATATCTAGATTGCGCTGGAATACGGTTACAGAAACAGCGAACCATGTTTGAAGAGGAACATTTTCAACTGTACATGTGTATAGATCGCCTGTAGCAGATCCGCTATTTGAAGCCGCAGGTGAACTAGCCGCTCCGGCTCCAGAGGAATTAGGATAAATAGAAACACTCACATTCAAACTATTATCAGTCTCGTGGAGAGATATATCAGGATTTCTGAAGGCAGAATTAGTAGAATCTTTGCGAAACAAAATACTCTTTTTCTTACCAAACTGATAATCCCAATCTTTTATATACATCCAAAACTGAACTCCATTATCTGCTCCATCACTAACCGCCATATTTGCTGAAGGAATTGTAGTTAGTATTTTTCCATCTAGAGGAAGTGGAGCTTGATCGGCAACAGAAGGTCCTGATATATTGACACCAGGTTTTCCATTAGCTGCTGCAACTGCATTGTAGATCAAGACAGCTGAGAAGATAACCAATCCAAGTCCTATGATAACAACTAGAATTTTAAACCCTATACCCATTGAGTTAAAACCGGAACCTGCTGAATTCACAGATGAAGTCAATGAAGGTGTGGGTGTTGTTGAACCCAAAAGAGAGGGACCTGGTGTTGGACCATACAATGAAGACGTAGGTTTGGAAGAGAACAATCCCATTTATGTATCACTTACAAAGGAAGTTGTCATAAGACACAATGGAAAAACGAATAGGTCCGCCTCTAAAAACACAGACAGTAATGTATTGTAACAACTGCGGAGCCAAAGGCCATTTATTTAGATCATGTAACGATCCAGTGCTATCGTGTGGAATTATTTTAGTGGATAGTCCATCACTTCCAATAAAACCTCCAGACACACGACTCATGATGATACGAAGAAAAGACAGTATGAGCTTTGCGGAGTTTATGAGAGGAAAGTATGATGTAGACGATAAAGAGTATATTGGAAAACTGATTGGAAATATGACAATCGCAGAACAAGCTACAATTGCAAACCTACCTTTTGATATGACTTGGCGTATTGCATGGGGAGACGACAATAGTGGAAATGATTATATACAATCACAGATCAAATACAATGAGCTAAATTTAAAAGAGCTCGTTTCTGAGTATCCATCTACTTATAGTGAACCTGAATGGGGATTTCCAAAAGGACGTAGAATACGAGGTGAATCGGATGTAGACTGTGCTATCCGAGAGTTTTGGGAAGAGACTAATATTTCCCGAGATGCCTATGTTGTTCTAAAAAACATTCGATTAGAAGAGACTTTTGAAGGATTGAATGGAATTACATATCGTCATATCTATTTTGTAGGATTGTTAAAACAACCTGAAATGGTAAATCTCACACAGAGATTCACTCCAATGCAACGTCGAGAGATCTCAGCAATTGCATGGAAGAGTTTTGAAGAATGTGATAAACTTGTGAGACCTCATCACGTTCAGAGGAAACGCATGATTGAAGAATTACGATCTGTCATCGATACCTTTGAAACTATCTAAACATCCACCGAATAAATACATAATGCTTACCATTATTACGCCTTGTTGTCGTCCAAACAATCTTCCTCAACTTTTTAATTCAATTAACTTCACACATGTGAACCGATGGTTGATTGTTCATGATACCACTCATACCAATGGTGTTTTCAAGGAAGCCTTCAATCACCCAAAGATTATCGAGTTTGGAGTTTCAGGAGGTATCTCTGGAAATCCTCAAAGGAATGCTGCATTAGATCAGGTCAAGTCAGGCCTTATCTATTTTTTAGATGATGATAACATTGTTCATCCTAATTTTTGGGAAATAGTTCCACGCTTGAACATTGGTTATTTCTATACGTTTGACCAACAACGATGGGATGAGTTTGTAGGAACTCCAGGCGGTATTTTTAAAGGTGACACTCCGCGATTACAAAGAATTGATACGGCTCAGTACATTGTTCCATTCTATATGTGTGGAACTTGGAAAGAAGATGATTACAAAGCAGATGGTCTCTTTATTGAGGATATTTATACCAAGAACAAAGTCAGTCATATCTACATTCCAGAAGTAGCTTCGTATTACAACTACCTGCGACGCCCTATGACGTAAACCTAAATCCAGCTAAATACACTGTCATACAATATGCAACTACACTAATTACAAAGACCCACCACCACACTGGAAATACAGTGGCCTCACGATCGGTTGCCCCAAACGGGCGAATCCTTCCTTCACGCCCAAAGGCGATGGACGGTTTTAGATAGAGGAACGTAGCCATTAAGAACAGATAAATAGTTATCATCCACATACGATGGTTTCGTCGGGTTAAATCCATTGTATCAAGCAGCGTAAAAAGTTTAGCGGTTGCGTCGTGAACTCTTGCGTCTTCTTCGTGTCTTACGTCCTGTACCTTTAGGTGGTTGAACACCTGCAAATTCGCGAATAAGATCCGCTGGACCTGTTCCTGGTTTAGAAGACTTACCTGTCTTTGCTTCATAAACATCATCAATCGCTAGACGTGTTGCCTTTTTTCCAATTGCTTTTGAAATTGCCTCAGTTGATCGAGGTATAATTTCAACATAGGGTTTTAATATGGCTTTAAATTCGTCTTCACTATTAATCCACCATCTACCACCCAACATATCACCTAATCGTTGTGAAGGTTTAACGACTATCGCACCCTTATCATCTATGCGAAATACAATGTAATGATCACGATCATGAAATAATACAACAATACGTGTTTGTGCATTATCTCCAAAGTCTAAATTATATATTGAATAGCCCTCATCATTATCTCCAATAAATTCACCTAATGCTTCTGTTGCTCCAGATTTGAACCTATATGGCATTATTAATATACTACTTTTTTTCAACGCGCATCAATATAATGATGGCTTCACAGGCATTCGTCCTTCCTAATCGAAAGGCCTTTTCAGACGCGATCACACGAATGTTCATTAAATCAGACTACAGATCTAAGGATAAAGACCCCTTGGACGAAGAAGATAAGAATATTGACCTTTGCTTACAACGCACTGGAACTGGACGAGAGTTGTTCCCCTATCAAAAGATCATTCGTGATTACTTGAAAATTGAAACTCCATATAGAGGAGTTTTGGTCTATCATGGCTTAGGATCTGGTAAAACGTGCTCTTCTATTGCAGTTGCCGAGTCATTGTTAACCACTAGCAAAGTGTATGTCATGTTGCCTGCATCATTAGAACCCAACTTTCGTGAGGAACTACAGAAATGCGGTGATCCGATCTATGCCGTTGAAAATCACTGGACTACACGAACTTTGAATGATGAAGTCCGTGCAGAAGGAAAGCGACTAGGTATTTCAGATAAGTTTATGGACAAACACAATCAAATTTACATTACGACTCCAAGTCAAACTCCAAACTTCGAGAGCTTTTCAGTTCAAGATAAGAAAGCGATTCGTGAGCAAATTAAGGATGTTCTTGAACAACGTTTCAACTTTATTCGATACAATGGTCTTTCAACCTCCAACATTGATGAATACATTAAAGATGGAATGTATGATGATTCAGTTGTGATTGTGGATGAAGCCCATAACTTGATTTCACGCGTGATTAACGAATCTGAAATTACTGGAAAGCTGTATGATAAACTCTACAATGCAAAACGATGTAAGATTGTATTATTATCTGGAACACCAATTATCAACTCACCTAACGAAATCTCGTACATGATGAATCTTCTTCGTGGACCGATTGAACGAATCACTTTGCCTTTCAAGACCATTCCAACGTGGGATGAAGAACGTATTACTAAAGCGTTTCGTGCGATTCCTGAAGTGGATACAATTGAGTTTAATGCATTGAAAAAGTATGTCATGATTACTCGTAATCCTCCTCAGTTTCGTTCAACCTATAATGGTGATGGAGACCGAGTGGCTGTTCAGTACATGAAGGATTTACCGTTTATTGCTCAGCCTTCCGATTGGGTTGCATCCATCAAGTCAAAGATAGAGACCGATGTAGGTGGGGGTGAAATTGCAGTAGAACGTGTTACGACTGAACAACTTCAATGTCTTCCTACAGACTACGAAGAGTTTGCAGGGTTGTTTCTAGATGGATTGAATATTAAAAATCCAATGTTATTTCGTCGTCGTATTCAAGGTTTAGTTTCGTATTTCAAAGGTGCCGATGAACGCTTGCTTCCTAGAAGAATTGACTTGGATAAAACACTTGAGAAAGTTCCTATGTCCGATGAACAGTTCATACGGTATCTAGAAGTGCGTTGGATTGAAATGAAGATTGATTCAAAACGAGGACGTAGTAAATTGGATGAAGATTTAAGTACTTTTCGTGTTCCTACTCGCCTTGTCTGTGATTATGCACTTCCACCTGAGTTATCTATCAAAGAACCTTCTGGCGAAGTTCTTTCAGAGAAAAAGAAACCTGAAAAAGAAGATGCAGATGTAGTTATCAAGAAACTTAAGGCATCTCCACAACGCTATCTGTCTGAGAAAGCTTTAGAAACTTTCAGTCCTAAGATGCTACGAATTTTAACAAATATTAAAGCTTCACTGGGAAGCAATCAGTTTGTCTATTCTCAATATCGTTCATTGGAAGGTTTGGGTATTTTGTCTGCTGTTTTGGATACAGCTGGATGGCAGCCTTATAAACTCGTTCGACAGGCAAATCAGTGGGTAGAAGATCCAGAAATGTTGGATGACAGACCTGCATATACATTTTACACTGGTGAAGAGAAGGCTGAAGAGCGTGATTTAACTCGTCAGATTTTCAATGGAGTGTACTCTAAGAACTTTCCTGCTTCGCTCAAAGAAAGTGTTGAAAAGAGACCTAAGAAGATTCTTCAGTTGTTAATGGCTTCAGCGTCAGGTGCAGAAGGTATTACGTTGAACAATGTGAGACATGTTCACATTATGGAGCCACATTGGACTCCAGCGCGCCATGATCAAGTTATTGGTCGCGCAATTCGTATTTGTTCTCACGCTACCTTGCCGTTGGAGGAGAGAACAGTCAAAGTTAGTTTCTATCTCTCTGTGTTTACGGAGAATCAGATGAAATCCGCTGAATATCCTAACATTGTTGCAATTCGTCGTAATGATATGGTCATTAAGCGATATGAAGGAGATCCAGTTGAAACGTTCATGTCTACAGATGAATACCTTTACGAAACGGCTTTCGAAAAGGAACGCATTGGTCAGCGCATGGCGTTATTGTTGAAAGAATCTGCAATTGATTGTGAAATTCATCGAAAGCTTCATGCTCGTGAACGTCCAGTAGTTTCCTGTATGCGATTTGATTCAACTACAACAGGAGAAGACTTAGCATTCAGGCCTAATATCAAAAATGAAGATACAGATGCAACTGTTTTACGTAATACCTCCAAGAAACATCGTCGTTTACAAAAAGTATTAATCAAAGGAATTTCGTTAATCATTGATCCTGATTCAAAGGAAGTCTTTGATGGACCTGCGTGGGATGATAATGAAAGGTTATTGCGAATGGGTGAATTAGTAACTCCTAATTCGATACGATTTCTGACTTAACATCCTCCAACCACGAAGAACACACTTCTTTCCAAGTTTTGAACTTGTAGTTTGAAGCTGCTTTCTTGAGAGATGGAAGAGTTTCAATCATTTTTGTCATTGTATCTGCTATATCAATGTAACTAAACGTAGGAGCCCATGATCCAAGAGGCATTGTTCCTGAAAAGTAAATTCGATCATTTGGTTTGACAAATCCACAAACCGTCTCGTCCATAAATGATCGATAGGTTCCAATGTCAGTGACAAGCTGAGGAGCTCCAGTATACAGATGTTCAATTTGACAGAGTCCGAATCCTTCACCATCTGAAGTATTCACACCTATGTCTGCTGCATTATAAATTTCATTGATTGCTGAATCTGGAAGAGCTTTTGCGGATGTATCTACTAACATCAATCGTTTCGCAAAATCATTAGGATCTACTCCCCGACGTTGAAGTTCCATTGTAAAAATACGATGAATATCATGATAAGCACCTTGCTGTGCATTGAGACCTGTTACAACCATGTAATAGTATGGTTTTGATGGATCTCGTGTAATCAACTCAGCAAATCCCATTAATGCAAGATCATGTCTCTTTCGATGACTATTTCGATTTACATTAATCATTAGAATTGCATTGGATGGAAGACCCATTGAAGAACGAACAGAAGATCGAGCTCCTTCTGGAGTCTTAGAAAATAAACTTGTATCTACTGCGTTCTCAAGAACTCGAACGTCTGAAAATGGAGCGTATTTTGAATAGATCTCTGCCCAATAGGGTGTAAAACAATAAATACGATGTGCATTTTTATTCATACTTTCGATGAGAGGTTTTGCAATTCCTTCATAGACTTGATCCACATATAACCATAGCTTATAGGTTGACTTCTCTTTGTCGAACTTCATTGACTCAATGAATTTATGAATGATGAGAGGATCATTGTAAATCATCACTACATCTGGATTCACCATCTCAAGATACTCGTGAATCTTATTGAATCCAAACCCTTCTTCTTTAGGATCTTCATTTGCAGCCGCGTCATAGGAGATTACACCTTTAGGAACTGTTCGAATGCTTGACTGAGATGGATGTCTCTGAAATCCAAAATGATAGGTTTTAACTTGAGGAGCAAGTGTTGCAAGTTGCCCAAGAAGGTTATAGACAACCTTGGAATATCCTGTTGTCTGATCTACGTGTGTGCTAATAAGAACAAACCTCATTATACTGATAGTCTTTTCTCTCCGTAAATCACAAATGCAAGTTAACTCAGCTCAAGACTACCTGACAAATCAGAAGCGCAAGATTATTGCTAGATCATTAGCAGTAGCTCCACCACCTCAAAAGAGACGTAGCAACACTCAATACATTGGTGTTCTAGCAAATAAGTCTCAACAATACACGCGCTTTGTTGGGGGTATAGGTATCAATACAGTGGGTCCAGCGGTATTAGGAAAGACGTATTCTTCAGATTGCTGTGTTCCTGCAAACTCTGCGACTACGACCTATTTAGTCTAATCTCATACTAAGACAATATGCCGGGAGGTCTACTTCAACTTGTCGCAATTGGAGCCCAGAACGAACTGATTAATGGAAATCCGTCTATGACACATTTTCGGGCAGTCTATCGGCGACACACTAACTTTGCTATGGAAGCAATCCGAATGACGTTTAATAGCTCTAACTTGGAGTTTGCACAAACAACTAAACGAACAATTTCGTGTCGGATTGATCGCTATGCACAGATGTTACACGATACCTATTTAGTTTTAACTTTACCTGATATTTGGTCACCTCTTTATTCTTTAGGTGTAAATGCTCCTCCCAGCGGTTATGATCCTCGTTCAACTGCAATTGGATATGAGTTCAAGTGGATTGAAAATATTGGATATAATATGATTGATCATGTGGAGATTACTGCAAATGGTCAGGTTCTTCAACGTCTTACAGGTGAATGGCTTAAGTTCTATTCTTATATGACGCATGATCCAAATAAAAGAAAGATTGTGGATGAAATGATAGGTAATGTTACTGAAATAAATGATCCTGCAAACGCTTATGATCGTATCAATCAATATCCTCATGCAATTACACCCTTGAATTTTCCAGGAGGTATTCCGAATACAAAGACACCTGAACCATCAATTCGTTCACGTCAATTAGTTGTTCCACTTCACTTTTGGTTTTGTGAGAATCCGGGTATGGCTCTTCCGTTAGTATCCATGCAGAACTCAGATATTGCAATCAATGTAACACTTCGTCCATTGAACGAATTATATACGGTTATAGATGTTAATCCATTAAGTGCAACCTATGGTAACCGTATTCGTCCTGTAATGACAAATTATAATTCATTAAATCCAACTGCAAATTATGATTCAATTGGACGGTTTCTTAGTCCACCCACTGTTACAGGTGCTCCTAGTAACTCAACATTAACTACCTTTTTCCCAGATCCGTATTTAGAGGGAAACTTTATCTACTTGACTGAGATGGAAATGGCTCAACTGGCAACTGCAGATCAGACATTTCTAGTGAAGACTGTAACCTTTGTAAATAATCCAGGTCAGTATGGTGGAAATTCGGATATTGAAATTCCATTCTTTAATTTGGTAACACGTGTTGTTTGGTCTACTCAACGATCTGATAAAATTATTACAAATGATTGGGATAATTATACAAACTGGGATAATCCTCATAGGGCTCCATTTACAACTACAGGAACCACTAATAATCCCTATTCTTCCGATATATATTCTACACAAACTCAGACCTATTTATATTCAAGTGGCCAGCTACAAATCACTTCAGTATATCCTCGTGATGCTGTAACTCAAGGTCAGATTCTATTGGATGGTAAAGAACGATTTTCATTAAAGCCTACATCTTACTTCTCCCTTCTACAAATGTACAAACATACTACTGGAAATGCACCTGAGATTCCAGGAGTCTACATGTATTCATTTGCACTAAACAATGACTTATATCAGCCTAGTGGAGC